AAGTCGTCGAGTTGTAGCACGTGAACAGCGTCTTGAACAGGAAGAACAGCGTTTGCTTGCTATCCAACAAGGTGAAACTGATATTGCCAAGCGTCAAGCAGAAGCAAAAGTTGAGCAAATTGAAAAGACCACTAATGCCGAAACTACCAAGAAATTGGCACTGATTGAAGCAGAACGTGTTCGTGAAGAAGCAGAAATTGCCAAGCAAACGGCTGCAATCAATCTAGACCGAGCGCGAATCGATGCCGAAGCCGTAACTGTTGCTGCCGATGCTGAAGCCTACGCCAAAGAAGCAATTCTACTTGCTGACGGTGCTCTTGCACAAAAACTGGCTGCATGGACAGAAGCACAAAAAGTTTGGGCAGACGCTGCCAGCAAGATCAATGTTCCTGCCACTGTGATTGGCGGCGAAGGTGGAACGGCAGGTAATGCACTGGGCACTGTAGATACTTTTATGCAGATGTTGATGATCAAGACTGCCAAAGATCTGCAAGTGGATCCAACTGTTGCTGCTACTCCTGTAAAGCAATAAAAAGATCAGGGCCTTAGGGCCCTTTTCTCTTGACCGGTTGTAGAACAAAATTGCAAATGTTTGTTCTTACACGTTTTAATCTAATTGACAACTAACACAAATACTGTATATTAAACACATACAAGGAGCAATGCTGATGAAACTGCTTGATACTTTGAAATGGATGTGGGATCCTCGTACTGAGGATCAGAAACGTTACGAAACTGATCCACTGCGTCGTTATACACAAAACTTCCGTATTTACATCAAAGGCGTGGACACGCCGTTTAATCGCGTTATCGAATTTGATGATGCGAGTTTTGGCAATTTTATGATGCGAGTTCATCTCGAAGATGACGTTCGAGAGTGGCTTGACAAACGTGCTACTAAAGGCATTACAATTGATAAAACTTGGTATGCACCTGATCAGATTGTGCGTATTGAAATTGGAGAACACACTGTGGAGAATATCAATGAGTGATTTTGAAAACGTACACCGTCTTGCAGTTTGGATTATCAGCACTATTGGTAAAAATCAAGCACATTACATGAAAGATGGTGCTGTAGTATGGGACTGGGTTGCTGCTGAGATTTGGAACAACTATCACGGCATCTTTAACGAGTTTGTAATCAACGATGCAATTGACTTTATTATGGAAGCCGCAGAGAATTCACAATGACACACAACATTGAATGGGAAAGTGAACACCCTGAGTTCACAGAAAATCAGCGTAAAAAGATCGCTCAAGAACTTGCTCATCTAACAGAAGAATTGGATCAGCCCAGTGACCTAATCTTCCATCACATCTGGCTTACTGAAGATACAGATGGCCCTGCGATTATGGTTTACGGAAAACCTGATCACAACGATACTTTCTTTATGTCTTACTATGAAGAAACCAAATGGGTTACATTGGATGAAGATGATGCGTTGGAAAACTGACAAACAAAAAACAGGCGACAGACGTGTAGTAAAGTACTTTGCATTTTGTCCTACTGAACTAAACGACGGACACACTGTTTGGCTAGAACACTACTATGCCCTAGAAACCTGGGACGATGGCACAACCGGCACAGGCTTTGGCTATTGGAAAACCAAACTAACCAGCGTACAACACTTCGACAATCCAAGCACAGGATCATCTACTGGAGGATAACATGCAAGAAAAAACAGATCCAAACGTATACGTACTCTGTGATTATGGTGCTACTGGTGAAGGTCGCACTGTAATGACAATGGTGACTCGTGCTAGCCCGCGTCAGGACGACTATGTAAACAAGAGTTATATTGACGAAAACGGGCGTTGGCAATTTGACAAAACTACTAAAAACACACCGGAGGAACGTGCCCTTAACGAGTTCAAAGAACACTTTGGAGACTATTATGCTATGGGCGCAGAGGTACTAGATCGTGTAGAGTTTTTTGACCGTGCTGGAAAATTTGTACCAGAAGTACTTTACAAACTCACTGATCCAGAAGGCAATGATAATCCTCCAGGATTTCATTGGACTGGTTCTTTCCACTACAACTATAGTTGATCAAATTTATTAATATTGTTGACTTACTTGGATAAGTAGTTTAAAGGGGAACACTATGCCTGCAAATATTAAACTTTACGCTTTTACATACGACCACAACACAGTTGAGTCAGAAAATCTGCACAACGTAAGTGTTGCAATTGGTGTCTTAGGAAGAAAGAAAAAAATAACAGGATCAGCAACTGGTGATATTGCTATAGCATATGACATCAGTAAAGACGGCATTTATGCTTCTGCACATGTCCTGTTGAACGAAGCAGATAAACACAGTTACTGGGGCGAAGATTCTGATAAAAGTTTTCCGTACCAATATACAACACATATCTTAGCAGAACGCCAATTAGTTGATTATCAAAACAAAGATGAAATCAAAGACAACAGTGATGTGTTACATGCTATCTATCAACAACTGGTACAAAAGTCTCTAGACAAGCGTTAACCAAATTTGAGTTTTTGTCTCAAAGAGATAAATATAATACAACAAAGGACAAAGAAGTTCAATGAAACTCTCGACCACAACAGTGCAGTTATGGACAGCCGGATCAAGTAATCCAGGCGTTGACCTATGCTCTGGAGGGGTACGAGACTAAGAACAAACCGAGTTCGCAAAGTTTCAAAACCCTCCTAGCAAAACTGGGAGGGTTTTTTCATTAGTAGTTCAAAAAGACGGTTGACAAGTACAGGCACACACTATATAACACATACATAGGACGCAAAGAACAACAGTTTAGATGCTCCGAAAATAAAAAAGAAAAAAACAGTTGACACAGTAAAAAATATACGCTATGTTAACTAAACAAACAGTAACGCAAGTTACACGCTCTTTGAAAATTTAGATCAGTTGTTTTGTTTCGTTTAGAAACTTCAAACAACACCTACATAGACGAAAGTCGATAATTGTGGGGTAAGTAGAGAATGACTCTACTTACACATGCTAATGAATAGAAGTAAACACGGTTCGAGTCCGTGGTCCGTTGGGTTGCGGTGTGCTGTTCGAGTCAGCTTAACTACGCGGTGTAGCAAATAGGACGGCGGTCCGCTTGTAGGTGCAAATCCTACACGTTAGCAGTTGTAAGTAGAGTTTATTTACACATACACAGATATACTCGCAGAGGGCCGTCCGGAGGTCGTTATGCTAAGTTTCTGTGTAGCTGTAAGTAGAGTTAGTGTTCCTCGTTAGCTCAGTTGGTAGAGTATTTGACTGTTAATCAAAGTGTCGCTGGTTCGAGCCCAGCACGAGGAGCCAAATATACGGAGCGTGGGCCGGACGGTAAGGCAACAGATTGCTAATCTGCACTACCCGCAAGGGTAGACTGGGTTCGACTCCCAGACGCTCCGCCAATATACGGGCTCTTAGCTCAGCTGGGAGAGCGCCTGATTTGCATTCAGGAGGTCAGCGGTTCGATCCCGCTAGGGTCCACCATTAATATAGTCACTGTTTTCCGAGGGGCTAGAAAAGCCGCGTTGAACATTGTGTAAGTTGTTTAACTTGAACAGTACTGCACAATCAGTAAACACGGTATCAAAGTTGCAGTCCGAGACCAGTTAAGAACTTGAAGATTAACGGGGAAGCCCAGAGATTAACAAGCAATTAACAAATCCCGCTTTGATGGCAAGTTTTCTAGTCACGCGGTAAACAGTGATATGCGGAATTAGCTCAGTGGTAGAGCCCCTCGTTTACACCGAGGTTGTCGGGAGTTCGACCCTCTCATTCCGCACCAATATATGCAGGTGTAGCTCAGTTGGTAGAGCGTCGGTCTCCAAAACCGAATGTCCAGGGTTCAAGTCCTTGCTCCTGTGCCAAATATACGGAAGTGTGGCCGAGTGGTTGATGGCTCTGGTCTTGAAAACCAGCGTACCGCAAGGTACCGTGAGTTCGAATCTCACCGCTTCCGCCATAATAAACACACTGTGAACCTCCTAGTAGCGTAAGCATAGCAACGTGAGTAACTGTTTGAAATAGCAGTGCGTGGCTTTAAATAGCATATCAACACTAGATGTTGGTTTGGAACGGCGTAGTATACAGTGTTGCATCACACCTTTCACATAGTGGTGGGACGGAACTTGTAAGCCGTGTGTGATGCTTTTGGCCTGTTGGTAAAGTGGTTAATACGTCTGCCTGTCACGCAGAAGAACACCGGTTCGATCCCGGTACAGGTCGCCAATATAATGCGGGTATGGTGTAGCGGTAACATGCGAGCCTTCCAAGCTCTTGTCACGAGTTCGAATCTCGTTACCCGCTCCAAAAAGTTTTTGCCCTTATAGCTCAGCTGGTAGAGCACCTGATTTGTAATCAGGGGGTCGCGGGTTCAAGTCCTGCTGGGGGCACCATTAATGCGGATATGGTGTAATGGTAGCCACGCTAGTCTTAGGAACTAGTGCGTAAGCGTGGGGGTTCGAGTCCCTCTATCCGCACCAAAATGTTGGGAAGTAGCTCAATTGGTAGAGTACCGGACTTTGAATCCGTTGGTTGGTGGTTCGAATCCACCCTTCCCAGCCAGTATATCGGAGTGTAGCTCAGTTTGGTAGAGCGCTTGGTTTGGGACCAAGATGTCGTGGGTTCAAATCCTGTCACTCCGACCATTAAACTGTTGATCAAACTTCGTCCGATACCGATTGGTTAGAAGACGATGACGATATTGATTACGAAGATCTATATGAGGGATAAATAAAATATGCACTTTGTATCAAGCGGATGCTCATTTACATACGACAATCATACTTGGCCCTTTCATTTTGCAAAAAAAATGAAATATGCCCATTACCCAATGGGATTGGGCAGTAATGGAAATGAGCATATCGCTAGACGTGCAATTTATCAAGTTAATGATTTATTCAAAAACAATGTAGAATCGAAAGATATAGTAGTTGGGGTTATGTGGAGTGCTGCCAACAGAGCATCATTTTATGTAGAAAACTCATTTGTATTAAATCAATTATCAAAGCCAAACATATCCGAAGCCAGTCACCTAGCGTGGCCAAAAAATGATCCTGCAGGCAAATGGGTATTGATTAATGCAAGTTTTCCTAGTCGATTTTCAACGAATCATTATAAGATTTATACAAACAACACATTTGATTTAATCAGAACCTATGAAAATATTCTAAGATTGCAAAATTACTTGAAAGTAAATAATATAAAATACTTTTTTAGTAATATGAATCAAAGCACATTTGATGAGAGTAATGTCAATACTATGCAAACAGAATATTTAAAAGAAATGGTAGACTGGACAAGATTTGTACCAGTTAAGGGTTGCTACGAATGGTCTAGAGATAACATGCCCAACGACTTTCCTACACCGGGAGATGATCATCCTTCAGGAAAACAACACGAAGCATTTGCTGAAAATGTGGTTATTCCATTTTATAATAATTTGCCGGTATAGCTCATTTGGTAGAGCAGTTGATTAGTAATCATCAGGTGGGGAGTTCGAATCTCTCTACCGGCACCATTAAATTGTCTACATAGTGAATTTAATAATCACTACAAACTTAAAATGCGGGTGTAGCTCAGGGGTAGAGCGGCTGCTTGCCAAGCACCAGGTCACGGGTTCGAATCCCGTTACCCGCTCCAAAAAAAAATAAAAAAAGATAAAAAAGTGGTTGACCTTTGGTGCAACATGCACTATATTAAACAAGTAAGCAAGAAGTTGTTTACACGCTCTTTGATAATTTGGTAAACACTGTGTTTACACAGGTATATTGGGTAGTAGCACTGTCAAGTAACTAGGGTGGTTCCTAGCGAAACAACAGGGCCACACGCTACTGACAATAAGTTGAAATGGCAATGCTAACCACTATGTCTATCGACTGACGATAAGATAAACAATATATCGTTGTAAACACAGTAAGATGGGCGGCTTAGCGTCCACGTAAGGGTAAGTGCAGTAATGCACCCAAAGCAAGGTTTCCTATAAACTTGCGCCAGCAATGGTCCATCTAAGCAAGCCTGAACTAGAGTTGACTCGGGTACCGAAAGCAACTCCCGTCCGTAGAAAGGCGGTAGGCAGTAAGTTAGGAATAGTGTCCGAAAGGATAGTCGCAGAGCCAGTCGGTGAGCGATAAGAGGGTTGGCGCCCAAACACTGTTCAGCCAAACTAACGAATGCCGAAAGTTAACAGGTAGCTACAGAGTCTGAGCCCGCAAGCAAAGGCATGGTAGCATCTTGAGAGTGGAAGGGTTAGGCCCCGGATACTTGAAAAGACGTTGAGTAGCCCGCAAGGCAAAAGACAGTCGGTGTGTTGTATTTTGCGTCTAACAAGGCGTGAAGCAACTGGGACAGCACATCGAAGTAGGTTCGCAAATAGCTCAGCGGTAGAGCAATTCCATTGAACGGAATCGGCGAAGGTTCAATCCCTTCTTTGATAAACAAAAGCGAAAGACTGTCCCGGTACGTTGTGAAAGGTGGTTAATGCCACACTCGCAAGAGAATGTGGTCTACGGATGCTCGCAAGGCTGATGTAGTTGTTCGGAAAGATAGCGTAACGGTTTAGCGACTGTGAACTGCTCGCAAGGCAGACGAAGGATAGAAGGACGAGTAGCAACGTGCGACGAGAGAAACGCCACTCTCCAAAAAAGGCACCACTGGGAGATACAAGATGACCGTAAAAGGCTCTTGTGGATAACGACAGAACGTGGCTCGCAAGGCTAACGGTAATGGTCAAAGGCTCCTACAGCAAGGCATAATCTCAGCCTATGCAAAAATTAAGTTTAACGATATGTTAGTTCAAAAACCGGTACCGTTTGTGGAAAGTGATAAGAGGATTGGCATATCTTTTAACTTAACTTGTTGAACAGTTTTCGAGTTCCGACCCACTTGGCTGTAGGCGACTACTCCATTTCCGAGACTGTTCAACTAGTTAAGTCTGTTTACACATACATCCCGTAGATGAGGGTCGGCCACCCAAACTTTACTGAAACACGCAATGCGCTGGGGTGTATGTGTAAACAGAATATTGCGGGGTAGAGAAGCGGCATCTCGACTGGCTCATAACCAGTAAATCGCAGGTTCGAGTCCTGCCCACCGCAACCAATTTTAGCCTGCACCTTGGGGGTGTAAGGGAAGTGAGTCGACCGCGACCCGGCGATATGCTATAGGTTATTGCTAGGCTAATTACTATATTGTTTAAAGGAGTAAGGATAAAAAACATTCTAGTCCTTACGTAGGTGTAAAAACAGACACATAGTTGTTTGAACGCAGCTGGGCCCGATAAATTTGTACTAGACAAGTGCTGATGCCACCTTTAAACAACACTTTGCCCTAGTGGTGTAATGGTAGCCACGGAAGATTCAAAATCTTTTGCCGCAAGGCGTGGGGGTTCAAGTCCCTCCTGGGGCACCAAATAATAAATACTATATGAAAATATTTGAAGTAGTAGCAAAAATAACCAAAGACGTTGATCCTGAAACTGGTGACAGTACTGTCGGTGCCAATGTAACTGATTTTAAAAACGAATACAACCGAGTTGTTGTAATGCCTATGAATCAGATCCGATCTAGATTCGAAGGAGACGGTAAAGGTGATACTAAAGATGTTGATGCTAGAGCAAATATAAACAGTATTAAAAAACAGATAAAACGAGATATCAGCAAGATACCTCCAATACTAGTAAGAAGAATTCCACGAGAAAACACTTATCAAGTAATTGATGGACATCATCGTTACTTTGCATTTCGTGAAATGAATATTAAACGTATTCCAGTTATTATAATGAGTGCCGGTCAAGTTACCGGTGATAAGTATAAAAAATAAAATGCCCGCTTGGTGAAATTGGTAGCCGCGGCAGACTTAAAATTTGCTTCCTCTGGAGTGCCGGTTCGAGTCCGGCAGTGGGCACCAACGCAACAGATACAAAAGGCACCCTAGGGTGCCTTTTCTCTTGACTAAAATATCGTTTAAGTTATAATCAAACTAACCAAAGGAGTTTCCATGCGTACACAACCAGACGTGATTATTCGCAACCTTGAAAATCACAACAGCCGACTGGACAAAGAAGCAATTCTAGCGGCAGCAGTTGCAGAAGGTCTTGACGAGTTTTTTGAAGGTGTTAGAATGGCACTGGACCCATTGATCACATACGGTGTCAAGCAGGTGCCATTTAAAAACGCGGATGCAGGCCAAGGGCTACCGTGGACTGTTTTCCTGAAACTTGCCCAAGATTTGCAGTATCGAAACTTAACAGGTCATGCTGCACGTGATGCTATCGAACTAGCAATGAACGTTGCTACACAGCGACAGTGGAATGATTGGTATCGTCGTATTCTTATCAAAGACCTGCGTTGTGGCATGAGCGAAAAAACTGTTAACAAAGTGTGTAAAAAACACCCTGAGTATCAAGTGCCGGTATTTGAATGCCAACTTGCTCACGACAGTGCTAACCACGAAGATAAAATGCGTGGCAAGAAACAGATTGAAGTTAAACTAGACGGCGTTCGTGTGCTCGTTGTTATCAATGATGTACACGGTAAAAGCATTGAAATGTTTAGTCGTAATGGCAAACAGTTTCATAACTTTGATCACATCATTGAAGAAATTCGTGCTGTGTTGAAAGATCATCCTGCACCGTATCCGTTGGTACTTGATGGCGAAATTATGAGTGCTAGTTTTCAAGATCTTATGCGTCAAGTGCAGCGTAAGAAAGATGTCGATGCAAAGGATGCAGTGTTGAACTTGTTTGACATTATTCCGCTGGGTAATTTTAAGAACAAAGTTTATAGTTTTAACCAAAGTGTTCGCAGTGAAATGGTCAGTCATTGGGTTGAAGACCACGCAAACACGCTACAGCACGTTACAGCACTGGGTTGGGAAACTGTAGACCTGGATACCGCAGAAGGCTACCTACGCTTTGTAGCACTTAATAAGGCGGCTGTAGACGGTGGGTATGAAGGTGTGATGATCAAAGACGTTGATGCACCTTACGAGTGCAAGCGCAGTGCAAGTTGGCTTAAAGCAAAACCGTTTATCGAAGTAACACTGGAGATTGTTGGCTATGAAGAAGGCACAGGAAAAAACACAGGAAGACTCGGGGCTTTGGTATGCGCTGGGCAGGATGACGGGAAAGATATTAGGGTCAATGTTGGTAGCGGTCTCACAGACGAGCAGCGTATTGCTTTTTGGGCTGACCGTGATAGTCTTGCTGGATCTCTTGTGGAAGTTAGGGCTGATGCAGTAACACAGAATCAAGATGGCACCTACAGCCTACGTTTTCCACGTTTCAAAACATTCCGTGGATTTGCACCTGGAGAAAAACTGTGATCTACAAACTTGGTAGAATTATGGGACATATTGGGCATCCTCCGCCGGAGTCTAGTCCATTTGCTGCCGTCGCAGTATTGGGTATTGACACTGCACTTGCTCGTAAAGCAGTACAAAAACTCTACTTTGAAGAAGTACCAGTAGTGGATAAATTTGGCCGTGCAGTTGATTCTTACGAAACTTACCACAATGTTTTCTTTGTGCCTAACAACACCAAATACGGCAGCATATTTGCTATGAAATACGGAACATTAGTTAATGACAGATGAAGTAGAACATTTTAAGAAAAAGTACCGTGCTCACGTACAACCTGGGCATAGACGCTATGCTGTGCCCAAGCGTATGAGCATGGACTCTCTAACCCCTAATTACGAACCGTTTGATCTCGACTTCGAATACGAACCCAGTGTTCAAATTGACATGCCCAAGCGTGACTTCGAAACACTGATTGGCATGGAAAAATACTGGGAGGAACAACTAAACTGGAGAGATACTCATCATTATTCTGGTTATGCTAAATCGATTGTTGACGGTCACGAAAAAGAATTACGTATTCGTAACAACAATCCCGCAGCAAAAATTGCTTACGAAAGGTATCAAATGCTATTAAAATTAGTAGATAGTCAGTATGATTAAAGTGCCGTTTGATGTAGAAGGCTATCACGGCTCGAGTATGCGTGGACAAATATTAAACAGTGTCGAACTTGACAAAACACTAGACAACGCATACAGAACCATGGAATGGTTCAAGTATCTAGCAGATCACGCAACGGAAGTAAAAGTGTTAGAAAATTATGCCAATGCTGCAACATTCATGACTACATATGTAGTAGGATTTGAACTTGATGGCAAGTATGAAACCTTCTATAGGATTAAATACGGCGGTTGACATTTACTGTATAGTGTCGTATATTTTATAAACACAGAGGAGATCTACATGGCTCGTACTACCGCTCTTAAACCCAAGAAAAAAGCAACTGTTCGTGCAACTCGTCGTCTTAGTGGCTTTGCACTTGCTCCAACTGACACATTCTGGAAGGCAAAGCATTTCGTTCATTACGAAATTGAAAGCCGCGAATGGAGCAATAAGATCAAAGAATACGTGAAGAGATTTCTTCCTAAGACTGATGCTGCACACATTAACCGTTTGCCAGAATGGAAGACGGCTAATTACAGTCATTGGGCAATCACTGCACACTGGCTGCTGAATAATCTTGCTCCTCCTACAGATTATGTTAACGGTTTTAAACGTTATCTTGACGGTCTTATCGAAGAAGGCAAAGAGGTTGCTAAAAAGGATCGTGCAGCAGAAAAGACGGCTAAATCCTCTGCACCTGTGCCTACAATTCAAGAACGTATTGCTGATCAAGCCGCAGAAGCAATGGAAGACATCGAAGCGTGGCTGGAAGGTTTTGTTACGGATAAGACAACCTTTGATCCTAAAGGATTTGACTTTACTGCTCACTTTGCAAAGTATAAAGTGACGCAGGCTCATGCACGTAAGATCATGTCTAACTATCAAAGCGAACTTGAAGAAGTACGTTTGATTCAGAACTTGCCTACTCCGCAAACCATTGCCAAGATCAAAGACGAGCGTGAAAAGGATATGGCACAGCAATTGCGCGAAGGCTACAGCCACCTTAGTAAAAAAGATGCACAAGCATACCTAACTGCACTAGAGACGCTTGTAGGCGCTTGTATGCTGGTTATTGACACCAGTAAAGCAACTCGTAAGCCGCGTGTGAAGAAAGCACCTAGCAAGGACAAGATCGTTGCTAAGTTGAAATTCAAAGCAATGGACGAAAAGTATCAACTTGCAAGTGTTAACCCGCTGGACTTGATTGGAGCCGCAGAAATCTGGGTATTCAACATCAAGACACGCAAACTTGGCAAGTATGTTGCTGCTGAAGATGCTAGCGTAATGACTGTTAAGGGCAGTGCTCTTATTGGTTACGACGAAGAAAAAAGTGTGCAAAAGACACTTCGCAAGCCCGAAGAAACACTGAAAGAATTTAAGGCAGCAGGCAAGATCAAGTTGCGTCGTTTCTTAGACGAAATTAAAACCACTGACACTAAACTCAGCGGACGTATCAACGAAGACACTATTCTACTAAAAGCACTATAATAAAAGGAAATACAATGCCACTAGTACCTATCGTAATCGAACAAGAATCACGCGGCGAACGTTCTTACGACATCTATAGCCGTTTGCTTAAAGATCGCATTATCATGCTCAACGGACCAGTTGAAGACAACATGGCCAATCTTGTTGTAGCACAAATGCTGTTTCTTGAAAGTGTAGATGCTGAAAAAGACATCAATCTTTACATCAATAGCCCAGGCGGACTGGTTACTGCTGGTCTTGCTATCTACGATACCATGCAGTTTATCAAACCAGACGTTAGCACTATTGTTATGGGTCAAGCCGCTAGCATGGGCAGTTTTCTTGCACAAGCAGGTGCAGCAGGCAAGCGTTATGTATTGCCTCAATCACGTACAATGATTCACCGTGTAAGTTCGGGTACACCAGGAACACGCGGTAGTGTTCACGTGCAAGAACTACAGTTTGAAGATGCTCGTCGTAGTTTTGAAGAGAGCCAACGCATTAACCAGCGTCTTACAGAACTGTATGTAAAACACAATGCAAAAGGCAAGACCTACGGAGACATGTTCGACACCATGAAGTTTGACACATTCCTATCAGCAGAAGAAGCAGTAGAATATGGGTTGGCCGATAAGGTTGTTGAAAAAAGATAATGAATACAAATTTTAACAATAAATTACCTACAAATTTCGAGTCGGATTGGCTGCCGTCCGACTCACGAGAAAATTTTAAAAAAAACTTAAAATTAAACCCTGAACTTTTAAAAAAGTTGGGATGGACTGGTAAGAATATAATGTATAAAACTGACAAGTATGGTTTTAGAAATGACGCAGACTTCTCCGATGATTACTACAATTTGGCGTTAGGTTGTAGTAATACGTTTGGAATTGGAGTTAACGAACAAGATGTTTGGTACAATCATTTAAAAAAGCACTTCTCTGAACCATTTTATAATGCAGGTATACCTGGTGGCAGTTTAGGAGGGTGCTATAGATCTTTAACTGGACTTTTAAACGAAGGTATGAAAGTAAAAAGAATTTTTATGTTTATACCTTCAAAAGAAAGATACGAAGTTTACAATACTGTTGAGTCTATATGGACACCGGTAGCATGGTGGACAGACCACTCTAACAATATTAAAAAATATCTGTTAAACGATGAATCTCTTGATAAATTTCGTCAAGTGCATATGTTAGCAATAAAACATATCTGTTATGAAAACAATATAGAAATTGTTGACCTTGATTTTGAAGATAACTATGAAGTTTGTAACTGCAAAAGTGCTAGAGATCTAAGCCACCCAGGAATCGAAACACACAAGTTAATTGGAAAAATGTTCTATGACGAATATAGTAAAAGATACAATAGCAAAAATTAAAAATATTCCAACAGAGGAAAAGTTGGTTGAAGTTTTACAAGAAAACACAGTTGTAGTCACCTTCAAAAAATTAGATGGTGACGAACGTGTAATGACCTGTACAAAAAATCTATTGCACATTCCTGAAGTAAATCATCCTAAGGGTGTAAAAGATGGCAAACCTGGCACTATTACAGTGTGGGACGTTAATGCCAACGGCTGGAGATCGTTTGTATATGAACGTGTAATAAACGTAGACTATTTAGAGAAACAGTAGTAAAATAAATATTGTACAATGGATTTAGAAAAAATTGAAAAAGAAATTATTTGGTGGAATCGTGCAGCCGTAATGCTTCCTATAGTTTCGACTGCAATTTTGCTATTATTTTATAGATTAGATGTTGTTGAACTTCAGATTCTATTTTATATTGCATTGAGTTTATACATTGTAACTGCAATTACTTGGTGGTGGTGGACAATGAAAAACATCATATATCTTGCAAAAGTGTTAACCAAGTCAACTAATGAAATCGAAATAGTTATTCAAGAAGTCAAAGACATGCGTAGAGCTATTTTAGATTCTCAACAACTAACATCAGTCGATGATAAGTAATACAGTGGACTATATAGGGATCGACCCACTTAAAACATTCCGCCCCCTCACCCAACGAGGAAAAATTATGGGAAAATATTATAGTACAAAAACATACGGACACAACATTGGTTTGAGTGCAGTGTTCCGTCAACCTAACGCAGATCATTCACATTGCCATTTGCTGCATGGTTATAGTTTACAGTTTAAATTTACATTTGGATGCAGTGAACTAGACAACAAAAACTGGGCAGTAGACTTTGGTGGACTTAAACCGCTTAAAGCATGGCTTGAAGACAACTTTGATCATAAAGTAGCACTGGATGTCGACGATCCTCATATTGAGAAGTTCCGTGAACTTGAAGCATTGGATCTAGCAGAGATCCGTGTGTTTGACGGTGTAGGTGCAGAACGTTTTGCATATCATGCGTGGAAGTTTGCTGACGAACTAGTTCGTGCAAAAACCAACGGACGCTGCTGGTGTGAAAGTGTAGAATGTGCAGAGCACGGTGCTAACAGTGCAATCTATACACCCTACACAACACAGAAGATGTCGTTTGATGAAACAGTGGACTGAATCCAAAAGTGAAAGAAAAGCAAGAAAGGCCCTAGAAAAACAGGGCCTTTCTACTGTTGAGCGAACCGATTATGTAAGAGGCTATCTCGAAGCATACAAACAATCTACAAACAAGAACTATGTGGTTTGTTTAAAATGGGGTAACAAATACGGACCTGAATACGTAAACAAACTTTACAACATGGTTAAACGTAATCTTACAATAGACTACGAATTTGTATGTTATACTGAAAATTCCAAAGGTATAGATAGTCATATTAAAACAATGCCGTTGCCCGTGTTGCCAGTTAGTGGCTGGTGGTATAAGCCTTGGTTTTTGAGCAATGAATTGGGCATACACGGTACAGCATTGTTTTTAGATTTAGACTTGATTGTTTTTAGAAACATTGATAATTTGTTTGCTTATCGTTCAGAAAAGTCATTTGTAATTATAAGAGACTTTAATAGACAAATACGTCCTAACTGGGACAGAATGAACAGTAGTGTTTTTAGATTTAAAATAGGACATTACAACGCGGCTTATCAAGAATTCAAACAAAATACACAAAGAAATGTTGCAAGATATCAAGGTGATCAAGACTGGATGTTTAAATCTATTACAGACCATGTGTTTTGGCCGGACGATTGGATACAAAGTTATAAATGGGAAATGCGCGGTCGTAAAGAATTAGGGTTTGTAAACGGTAAACGTAATTTTACAAAATCCGGAACTCCTAATATTTCACAAAATACAAATATTGCAGTATTTCACGGAGAACCAAACATACCTGATTGCGTTGATAACTGGCCTAGATCAAATTGGTATTGACAAAACTAGAGAAGTCGCATATAGTGAAAGCATGATAAGAACATACATGATATATGCAGGTCTTACGTTCCTCGGCTACGAGTACGGCGAGACCAAAGATGAAGTATTGATTAGAACTCGTTCAAAATTTGGCGATCCTAACAATTGGAATGTAACAGAGTATACTGCCAACATTATTGTTTGGCGAGAGGAACTAGAATGCACAAACGTATAGGATTTGCTTGTAAATATCTTCATGAGGATCAAACACTCAAGCCTAAATTGCTTGAAGAATTACAACGTCCTTTAACAGAAAAATGCACAACTGTTGCATGGCTCAACAGACAAACTCGTGATGTTGCTGAACAACGTCTTTGGGACATCATGGAACATAACGCTGACGCAGCAAAACGGCTAGTGGAATATGTAGGCAGTTTGGCTCCTGAACTTAGAATGGTGCGACTGGGTAGTAATCAACTTCCTTGTGCTACTGAGGCCAGTTGGAGTTATTTTTGGGGCAAGCCAGACGTAGTTGCATACTGCGAAAAACACTACGGAATGGTTGGCGAAACTGCTAGAGCATTGGATGTAAGAGTCAGTATGCATCCTGGTCAGTTTACTGTGTTGGCCAGTGAGAATCCGGAAATTGTAGAACGTAGTATTGAGGAGTTTGAATATCATGCGAATCTCATCAGGTGGATGGGCTACGGTAAGAGTTGGCAAGACTTCAAGTGTAACGTCCACATCTCCGGTAGAAAAGGTCCAGCCGGTATCATCGACGTACTTCCAAGACTGTCTCCAGAGGCAAGAAACTGTATTACTATCGAAAACGACGAAAACTCCTGGGGACTCGACGCAAGCCTAGAACTTGCTGATCATGTAGCATTGGTGCTGGACATTCATCACCATTGGGTCAAGACAGGTGAATACATCGAGCCCGATGACAGTCGTATTGAACGCATTGTTGATAGTTGGCGCGGTGTACGTCCTGCTATGCATTATAGCATTAGCCGTGAAGATGTATTACAGAATTTTGATACAAGTGTACGACCAGACATGGCAACACTGCTCGAAAGTGGATACAAAAAAGCCAAACTAAGAGCACACAGTGATTATTGTTGGAATACAGCATGTAATGATTGGGCATTGAGTCATTGGACGTGGGCAGACATTATGGTAGAGGCAAAGTGCAAAAATCTTGCCTCTATTGAGTTGTTTGAACAGTCTAAAAAATAAATACTGTATGAGTTATTTAAATCGCATGTATGGCGGCAACAGACCGTCACAGGAAACAAAAAACACCAATCGTGTACTAGGTGGTTTGCGCGGACAAGGCGCTGACCACTATTCTATACTCGGCGAAGATGGTGTCGAACGTAGTGTGCCTACACAAAAGTATGTTCAAAGTCTTGAACAGAAGGTTAGAGAGCAAGATGCTAGACTAGCCACATTAGAACGTAAACTACGAATTGAAAGCAACGAACGCAAAACAGCAATACAAGCATTTAATAGACGTTCTGATTAAAGTTTGCTAATAGGCAAATCTGAACTGGCATTTAATGTCCATACACGTTTACGCTCAACGCCCTTGCGTTGGGCGAATTTTTTTATATCGCACTCAGAACATACGTGAAAATAATTATTGCTTAATCGCTTGGGATCCATAGATCCTCTTTCACGTGTGAATTCTTCACCGCAGTTATCACATCTAAAGTGAACAACAGTTTTCTTGCGTGTGTAGGTATGTTCAACACCGGACTTGCTTTTTCTCACGTGTGAGGTTTCGACTATGCTTTGTTTGATAAACATATATGTATTTAGTTACATTAAGATTATAAAAAATACCTATAAATATTAGAAAGGGAATGTTATGGAAGTTTGCACTCTTACAGAATCTGCTAAAAAACAAATCGATATGCTATGCAAGGAAAACAATTGCTATGCAATTAGTTTGAATCTACGTGGTGGTGGCTGTGCAGGGTTTGAATATGATTGGGGAACTGTAGCACATCCGTCAGATCTAGAACCCAACGACGTTGTTATACACACAGATAACGCTGGTAGATTTGTAGTAGGCTCACACAGCCTTATGTTTTTAATAGGAACTGAAGTAGATTACATTCGCAGTCTAGTAGGCAGCAATTTTGAAATTCGCAATCCAAATGCCAAGAGCAGTTGTGGTTGTGGTGTGAGTGTAAATTTTGATATGGATAAATTAGCAGTACCTGCTATTTAATGGAGTAGAAATATGGCAAAACAAGAAGTCAATATCGGCGTAGAGGGCAATGACGGCACAGGCGACAGTATTCGTGAGTCGTTTCGCAAAGTAAATGAAAACTTCGGCGAACTTTATGCAGTTTTTGGTCTAGGTGGTCAAATTGGATTTACAACACTAAACGATACACCAGATACCTACTTGGGTAACGAAGGCAAAGTTGTTTTAGTTAAACAAGATGGCACAGGAGTTGACTTTTATGATTTAGTTTCTGATGCAGGAACAAACAATCCGTTGGATACCGCCAACACCATAGCATTTAACGTTGTTGACAATAAACTTGTTGTCCGTGCAGTTAATACCAAACTTGCAGACGATCCGTCACCAGAAACTACCAATCCATTACAATTAGGTTCTGTAGCAGCATATAATAATACAACACAAAACTTGTTAACAAACGATGCCACAATTGGCACTCTTGTAACAGACTGGAACGCTGCACATCCTGGAGATCCTATTACTACCGCAAATCTAGTAATAACCAAAGGATATGCAGATAACAAATATATAAATGTTACCGGCGATACTATGACCGGAGCATTAAATGTTCCTGCAGGCGCAAGTGGTACACAAGTACCTCGTGTACAAGAAGTGGTAAAGAAGTCTGGGGACACTATGACCGGTGCTCTAACACTTTCGGACCATCCATTTCCATTCCAGGGTTTTGGTACTCCAAACAGTACCGCAGATCTCCAAGCAGCAACAAAGTTTTATGTAGACAGTACATCGTATTCGTCAACTGTTAATTTGTTTGTTACTAAAAATGGCAGTGATGACCAATTAACTACCCCGCCCGGAAAACAAGGCAGAAGTGAAGCATACTCATTTGCAAGTATTGCTGCGGCTTGTGCTAAAGCAGAAAGAATTCAAGAAGCATCGCCAGTCGACCTTGGACCATATGTTATGGATATTACATACACAGATGGTTTAGATGAACCAACTTCGTATATTGTTGCTACAGACACATCTGGTAATCCGTTTGGATATTCAATCAGTGGCGATCAGGAAACAGTTTACGATACTATTGCACTGGAAAAGTCTGGTATTATTGATGATGTAATTGCTGATATTGCCGATGAATATCCTACATTTATCTATACAGAGTCTATTTGCCGCAGAGATCTAGGTTTAATTTTAGATTCTATCAAACTCGATATTGGTGCAAGCACAGGATTGATAAAACATAATTATCTATCACGCTACGCAGGTTTAAGATACTTTTCGAATCCAAGTGCTGAATTTGCAATTAGCAGTCAAGGTCAATATACTGAAACTGCATATGCAATACAAAGAGCGAAAACAAGAATGCTTGCTGAAATTGCAACTGCACTAGGAACTATATCAAATCCTTGGTATACAGCAGCATCAAACAGATTTGATGATGTTCTTGCAATGATTAACCCAGCAGTTGCTGACCCAAGTTTAGTTGAATCATCAAACTATTATACTATCTTTGTATTCAGTGGTCCTGACAAGTACACCACACAGTCAGGAAATCCAAGTATTGCTAACCCAAATGTCGACATTATTCCAGGAAAGTTAATTAGAGGTAAAACATCTGGTGCAGTTGGACAGGTTGTAACTTATCAAAGAGGTGCCGATACTGTTGGTGCACCAACATATGATACTGTGCAACTTCAATTAGTTGACACCAAAGAATTTGTTGCCAATGAAGAACTTGAATATGCAAACTTTGTAAAAAGAGATCAAATTGCAATCAGAGTCGAATCTGGAATTTACGATGAACAACTACCAATACGTGTTCCTGAAAACGTATCTATCAAGGGTGATGAATTCCGTCGTGTGATTATTCGTCCAGCAGCAGGTGTGTCGACTTCGATACATGCTAGAACTTATTTCTATAGAGATGCTACAATCGACGGGTTAACTACTGCAACAGGCGGCGATATGCATGTTGATCCTAGTGACAGTTCAACAATTGGTTATTATGGTTATCACTATCTAACAGATCCAAGTAACCCAAATAGTACGCCAAAGAACAACAACGAAATGGATGTCTTCTTAATGAACGACGCCACACTGTTACGTAATATTACTGGTCAACGTCATGGTGGATTTATGATGGCGTTGGATCCAACTGGTAGTATTTTAACTAGATCACCATATGCACAAACTTGTACTAGTTTTAGCGGAAGTTTGAATCGCAAGGCATTCCGCGGTGGTATGTTTATTGACGGTTATGTTTACAACATGCCAATTACTATTGTAGACAAAGACGACAACTTTACACTACAAATCGAAGCACCTGCAACAAGTGGACTTGGTATTAGAAAACCTAGAACTCCGTGTTCGTTCTTTATTAATGGTGCAAGATATCAAGTTAATGCAATTGCCAATTATGTGCCCAACGACGGTGCTGGTCTTGCTACAGCGACACTTATCCTTGATGAAACCAGCAACAACGGCATTGGTTTAGACAACATGGTTGATAGTGCTCTTGGGGAAATAGATACTGTTCTCCAGGGTTCTGGTAACAAGAGTATGCTTGCAAACGACTACACACAAATCAATGATTTAGGTTATGGTGTAATTGCAACAAACAACGCATTATCAGAACTTGTAAGTGTGTTTACTTATTATTGTCACACAGGTTATTATTCACGCAACGGTTCGCAGATACGATCACTAACTGGTAACAACAGTTACGGTACGTTTGGTATGGTTGCAGAAGGCAGCGATCCTGACGAAGTTTCAAGAGTAGCAAGTCTTGTACAGCCTCTTGTACAGCCTGCAAAAATATATGTAGTTGAACAAGAAGTAACAGTAACAGGCGATGTAAGTGCATTGCTCACTGCTGGCGAAAATATCAAGCAAGATCAAGTAACTGGAACAGTTACAGGTCAATTGGCATTTTTTGATGTAGTGGGCGGCAATACCATACTGTATATTGAAAACATAACCGGTGGTAGTTTTAATGCTAGTGATCAAATAGTTGAAGGCGGCAGCACTGCTCTAGGAACTGCACCATATACAGTTGTAAATAGAAACTTTACTGCAAATGAAAACGATGTTGCTGTTTATGTTTACGACTTAACCGACTATCCGCTAAATGCCAGCGAAATTGAAATTCTTCATACCACTGGATTGTATCAACCTTACGAAGTTGTAAGCGTTACCGATACAGGATTAGAAATTCCATCAAACCTTGTAAGTTCATTGTGCGACAGTACAAGTACTATTCGTGCAAAAATATGGAGACTTGATCTAACCAGTGGTGTTGCAACCGCAGACACTGGTATCCAAGAACTTACTGGGTTTGGCACGTTGGCAGTTTATCGTGCAAAACAAAACTTCTATGTAAACGGAATCACTTCAGACGTTCTAACAAGACCTAGTACTGCTTTTATATTTAACGAGTATCCAGTTTATACATACAGAACAATTGCATTTGAAAATACAATTGTTAGTGGTATTCCGGTTGTTGGTACACAGGCAGTTGTTGGTGTTGATGATAACTTTTCTTACATTGACTTGAATGTGGACAATGATAGAGCCAGTTACAACTTAGGTGTAAACTACACAGTTAGCAGCACTATAGGAACTGCTCCTACAGGTGGAACTACACTTGGAAGAACAGTAGGAGATCTTAATATTGTAATTGCAAGACTCGATACTGTTGATAAAACAAGAATACTAGGAATGGTATTTACTTGGGGCGGCAAACAGTTTGAAATTACAGGTTATTCTGAAATTGTTGATACCAGCGGAACATCTGGATTAAACGGTGATACTCTAGGTATTATTACATTTACTGATGTGTACAGTATTCACCCTACGTATGTTGGAACAGGTATTGCTGTAAGAGCAGACAGTTCAATAGGTGACAATATCACACTCAAAGCAGGTTTAGATACTGGGGCAACTGCCAATATCACTGTTAATATCAGTACTACTCGTGCAACAAGTCATGACTTCCTGGATATCGGTACTGGTGGATACAACACTTCTAACTATCCTGATAGAATTTACGGTGCACCAATTGAAGCCGCAGTAACTGACGAACAAGCAGTGGATAGCAACGGATTCAATACCAAAGCACAGGTACAAGAACGTGTAAGAGGACGTGTGTTCTTTGCAAGTACTGACCAAGACGGTTTCTTCCGTGTAGGTAGATTCTTTACAGTTGACCAAGGCACCGGTCGTGTTACATTTAACGCTGCACTTGTTCTAACAAACATCGACGGTATTGGTTTCAAACGTGGTGTTAGAGTTAACGAGTTTTCACCAGATACTACATTTACTAACGCAACTGGCGATAGTGTACCTACTGAAACCGCAGTCGAAGGTTACATTAACAAACGTTTAGGATGGGACAGAGACGGTGATGCACTACTATTAGGAGACATCATCGGCGGCGGCGCTATTAGAAAAGCCGGCGATACTATGACTGGCAATCTAAGTATGGGTGGTAATCAAATTACTAACCTAGGATCCCCGACTGCTGGAACAGATGCTGTTAATAAAAATTATGTTGATGGATTACTAGCAGCACAAGATGAATTGTCAGAACTAGACGATGTTGCAATTGTAACTCCTGCAAATGCTGAGATTTTAGTTTATAACGGATCTACTAGCAAGTGGACCAACGAAGCATTTTCTTCAGATCCGTTGGTTAGCGACGTTACATTTACTTATTCTGCAGGTGTATTAAGCGCACAATACAACTCAGGATCTATTGTTAATGCTGATGTAAGTGCATCAGCAGCAATTGCTCAAAGTAAATTGAGTATGAACGCTGCCACAACTAGAGCAAACGCAACTGGAATCACACAAGGCGATAGAGGTCTTGCTAGTTTTAACAGTGCAGAATTTACTGCTAGCAGTGGATGGATATCAATACTAACAAGCGGAATTGCAAATAGCAAACTTGCAAACAGCAGCATTTCTGTAACAGATGGCACTACAGCAAGTAGTATCGCTCTAGGAGGAACACTGACATTTGCTGCAACTGCAAACGAAACCACAGTAGCACAAGCAGGTGGAACAGTTACTATAGGTCTTCCTAATAACGTTACTGTTGCTGGTATACTTACTATGGGTGGTAATATTATACCTGGGTTAAACAGTCCAACAGACAGCGGACAGATGCTGGGTCTAAGTACAAGACGTTGGAATACTGTTTATGCTACAACATTCAACGGTACTGCTACAGAAGCATTGTATGCTGACTTGGCAGAAAACTATCTTTCTGACGTAGCATACGAACCCGGTACTGTACTGGTGTTTGGTGGCGAACAAGAAGTTACTGTAACCAATGTTAAGGGCGATCGACGTGTAGCAGGTGTTGTTACAACCAATCCAGCGCACTTGATGAACAGTGCATTAGAAGGCGATTTTGTAACTGGGGTTGCACTGCAAGGGCGTGTACCAGTTAAGGTTCTTGGCAAGGTACAAAAAGGTGACTTGATTGTTACAAGTGCAATACCAGGATACGGCATAGTTGACAATGATCCTCGTGTTGGTACTGTAATAGGTAAAGCAGTTTCTAACAAGTTAGACGATGTTAGAGGCGTTGTTGAAGTAGTAGTAGGAAGAGTATAATGGCAAAGCAGAACATTAACATAGGGTCGAGTGCAAACAAAGGCGATGGCGATCCGCTACGTACAGCCTTTACTAAGATCAACAGCAACTTTACTGAATT